AACCAGCGGCCTTGATGGCAACCCAAGTGCTGCCGCTCCAGCAGTAAACGGTGTTATTGCTGGTGTTTAGTGCCAGTTGGCCTGTGAAAACACCACTTGGTGGCAGTGTGGTTACGAGGTCAACAGTGGATTCGTTGGCAAGCTTGACGGCGGTTACCGCTTGAGTGCCAAGCTCGTCTGCCGTGACGACGTTGACGGTGGCGACAGTGCCAAGGCCGAGAGTTGTGCGTTGCGCTGCAGCGTCGGTGTCATCAAGTAGCGCACGGCCGGCAGCAGTACACGCGATTTCTTCGATGGTGCCAGCGCCAGCAGAAGCACGGCCCAGCAGTTTGTCGGTATCGGTGGTCTGCTGGATTTTGCCGAAAGTGACGGCGTTGTCTTGGATCTTTGGCGTGGTTACGGCGTTCGCGCCGATAGCAGTGGCATCGATGGACGCGGCTTGATATTTGCTGGTACTGATGGACAGGTCGGCAAGCTTTGCCTGGGTTACGGCGCCATCAGCTAAGGCTGCTGTGCCAAGGGCGGTTACCTTGTCTGTGGTAACTGCGCCGTCGGCAATTTTTGCTGTGGTTACCGCGCTGTCGGCAATACCGCCGGTCGGCAGCACCACTTGGGCGTAGCTGGCCCCGTTAAAGATTTGTAGGTTGCCGCTGGCGCTGTTGAAGTAACCACGCCCTTCATAGTTGGATGTTGTAGGAGTGGTGGCTTGGACGGCGATGGTGCTGTCGGCAGCCAGTTTTGCAGCCGAGATGGAGCTATCAGCAATGGCAGCCGTGCCAAGTTTTGTGGCGCTGCTTTGATCGAGTTTGCTGAGGTCAATCGACGAGGCATCAACCAGATCCAAGCCGGCATCGACCAGATCCTTGACGGTGACTTTCTTGGTCTGGCTTGCTGATATGTCGGCAACGGGCAGCGCGTCGTTGGATGCAACGCTGGCCTTGGGCAGAGCCGTTAATTGGGTAATCCGCTGGTCTGCCAAAGCCGGACTCCTGGGACGCTAGTGCTATAGCTCAGTTTAGTCCTCTGTTTCCATCAGCAGGAAGTCCAAGGATTGTTCCAGTTCGACGCGATCGTCGTCTTCCTTGAGGATGTAGCCCGCTGGTTCGCCTACAAGCAGACGTATCTCGCCAGTGGTAACGAAATCAATCGTGCAGGTGATTGCATTATTTGTATCCACTGTCACGCCAGTTCGTGTAACCGTGGCTTGCATTTCGTAGTAAACATTATCGAGTTCGGGATTCAGTTCCTTGTCTGTCAGATACAAAGCCAGATCAAATTCACTGCCGATATCAACGCGCTGCAGTAGTTGCAGCATCAAAAGCGGTGTCTCTTTTACGCCTGTTGTTTTGTAATCAAAAAGGCAATCAATGCTGCCGTTTCCGCTGATTAAACCTGCGCTGTATTGCTTGCGAAATTTATCGCTAAGGGTTGTGGCATCGATTGTTTCACGGTCCGTATTCAAAGTGTAACCAGTTACATTTCCGAGAATGTTTGATCGTGCATCCAGAACACTTACATCGATCGCAATCGGATCGCCAGCAAAATCTTGTAGTGCGTATTCTGCGCTTCTTTGATTGTTAACAGCACTTTCAAAAGTTGCGAAAAAGCGAAGTCCGCCGACTGCGTTTACATGGATGTACGCGCTTATGCTTTGCTGTACCGTCCCAGACGACCACACGTTGGGGTTAAAACAGGCAAGTCCCCTGGGATCATCTGTCGTCAGTGTGACCCGGTCGCCGATCAGTAGGTTGTCAATTGCACGATCAAAGCTCAGGCGGTTTAGAACTGTATTAACGTCGGCAGATTCAATTTGATCCGACAGCGATGCATAGGGCGTGGTGCTGCCGCGCTTGAGCCTTACGTTGCCGTACTGTCCTAAAAAGACAGCCATCAGCCGATAACCTCGGTGAAGTCACCGTCCATCGTGAACTGGATCGGCACCACGCTCAGCTCGCCAGTGCTGACGCTCACCTGGGCATTGGTGATGTAGGCGTTGAATTTGATGTCGTCGGAACCATCGCCGCCGACATTTAGTTCCAAGGCCACGCGATCAGACTCAGTGATGGCACCACCCTTCATGATGCGGCTCAGGAGTGCGGTGAACTGGGTGTAGCTGGCGCTTTCGCCCGACTCCAGTCTGTAGTACATCAGCGTGGCGCTGCCGGTTGCGCCTTTGACGCCGGGCGTAAAAGTATTGACGGCGCTGTCAATCGTGTTGGTGCTCAGCAGCTCGACGGTCGTATCAAGGGACCAGTCGCGGATTTTGGCGACAGGGCGACCCGCGTAAACGAGGGAACCACTACGCCCGGTATAAAACGCCATGATCCAGCCGCTAAAGCTTATGTCTCAGTTTAACCAACAGCTACAAGACTGACTTGTACGCTGCTAAGTCCTGGATAGACCGAAGTTACGCGGGGGGCTTCTTCGTAACGCCAGCGGGTATTTGGCGGTGCATCGATACTGCTGCGGGATCCGCTCCAGCCAGCAAAGACGTTTGAGGGCAGCGTAAAAGTGGTGTAGGTGCCGATTTGGGCGTTGAAATCATCGAGGAAACTTTGAGCGTTGCTGTCGGTGATGTTTTCGTAGCCCAGACGCAGTTGAGCGTTGACGCGCCGGGAGCCATACAGCATTCGCACTTCAGCACCGGAGTTGCTGCTAAAGCGTTTAACGGGCCAGTCGCCGGGGTTGTATTCGCGGCTGGCAGGTTTGATGTCTGGGAAGGCCATCGTTACTCCGAGTAGATAAACCGATTTGGGGTGATGACGTCGGTGGCTACGACAGATGCCCCATTTGACGTTGGAACGTGGCTAGCCACGATGCTCACTAGGCCCTCTTCATCAAGCGTAAGCTGCTCGACCATGTAGACATTTTGCTCCAGTGAGGTATTGCTGGTTGTAAACACGATGCCCCAGTTGTTGGGGTCAGTTACGCGGCCTCCACTGATGGTGATCGAGATGGTCTGTACGCTTTCGCTGCCGGGCCGATATGCCGATACGGAATATGTGCCATCAGCTAACAGATCGGCGGAAAGTACAGCGCCATCCGATGCTCGAATCACACCGTTTCGGGAAGAGTGGTAAGGATTTACCTGTGTAACTACTTTGATGTAATTACCTGGGGCAAGGTTTAAGCCGTAAGGCGTGGTTTTGAAGCGGGCTACGTAACGGACATGCCGGCGAATGCTCAACATGTAACGCGCCACTTTTAGCGCGTGCTCTTTGTGAGTACAGAAACTGCTGAGGTCGAAAGTTTCCTGCGGATAAGCGGTAGATCCGGCTTCGTTCCAGCGGACGGCGATGGTGCGGGTTGTGGGGAATGCGTTCTTGTAACCTTCGCGGTAACTGACGATGGCTCGGAAATCGCGGCGCTCATCCGCATCGAGGTAGTCAATCTCGAAGGAATCTTCAATGATGTTGCCGTCGCTAAACATCGCAGCAATCGGCAGATTTGATGGGTTGATGTTGCCGTTAGCGTCGTAGGGCAGCGCGGGAACAATCGTGAATTTTCCGCTGCGAATTACGAACGAGCAGAGGTTGTAAGGCGCCAGCTCGGATACGGTGTCCCGGAAATTGCGGGCATCTGCGATGGCACCATCGAAATAGATGTGATTTGTTTTTAGGAAGCGTGCAGTCTGGGAGAAACCGTCGTTGTCGATAAGATCTGGATCAATGACGCTGCCCAGACCAGCGCGATTGTTGGTTAGTAGGTAATACACCAGATCGCAGAACAGATTGCTGGGTCCCGTTGATCCAGTCAGCCAGTTGTAGCAGTCGACGCCCTTGGGCATCCATACGTTGAGCTGGTCTACACGATTGACGCTCTTGCTGGAACGTATGACGAGGCCCATTGTTGTGCAGGCATCGTACTGGGGCGCAATCTCCTCACCCGCGTCATCTACGTTTGCAATCGATTCGTTAATGTAGGAGATTTGATGTTCGGGGCCATCGAAGTGTGACTTTGTTAGTTCGTCGTAGTGACTAACGTCGGCAATCTGAGACACACGCTCAAATGTTCGAGCGTCCTCTGCAGGAACGGTTGTAGTGGTGCTTTGGACTTGTGTGATCGTGATATTTACACCAACTTGAGATAGACCGTTTACAGATGCCCAGACGTTACCGTTGGTTGGAGTAATAACATCCCGCACAACTTCATTGGCAGACCACTCGCCTGTTGATTTGTAATCGCCATCATTGGCCCCCTGTAGGGCAATACTGATTGTGTCAGGATCCCACTGGTACGACGTGCCGTATTTGGCCACATATTCTGCAGAACCAAGTTTTGCTTTGCCTCCAATAACAAGTGCCAGTGTTTTACCTTCGGCAACTTGCACCGTGAACTTGACGTTGTAATTAACCGAAGATGAACCCGATACATAACCCTGTGTGTAGGCAGTAGCAGGATTTCCCAAGCGTTCATAACAGTAGCCGCCTTGGGCACCGCCTGCCGAGCCGGAGCTACTTTGCCCTGTGTAGCTGCCGTCCCAGCCGACAGCAGTTGGTATGTTTGAAGCGGTTTCTGTGTACGCAGCCTGTGCGCCGTCGATTAGCTCTGAATTACTGAAGTAGTTTTTGGCTAAGACGGACTGACCTGAGCATGTAACGCGGATGCTGCCGTAAGAATCGGATGAAAACGTGTTCGCGTAATTTGCTGTGATTTGCGTGCCGGTCATGACGACAAACGTCGCGTCATCGGCTAAGTACTTCGACAGCAGCGCACCAGGGCGAGGAACCAAACGGTATTCGTATTGGCCTGGACGTTCTGGTTTCAGGCGAATGAAGTTGTACTGATCGACGGGCTTAGAGCCGACAATCACAAACTCTTCCCGGATGCGATACCACGAGTAGGGCGTACCATCCGATCTTGCTTCTGCGGGGCGGAATTCAACGGCGAAAGCACTTGCTCGCGCCATGAACTTATCAATAGTGCCATTGGTTAGGTTGGTGTTGTCGTTGTCAAATTCCAGCAGCTTTGGTGCCCGTGGGACGTTTTGAAAATTACACAGCCCACTGGCCTTGTTCCACACTTGGCTTTTGATGCCGATCTCGGTTGTATCTACCGGACGTGTATTGCGAATTGAACCGATAGCAACTTGCGCCAGTGGCCAGAAAGAAGGTCCGCAGAATCCGTCAGCAGGATTATTTGGTGGTGGATCTGCATCATCTCCGCCGCCTTTGCTGGTAAAAACTTTCTCTTGCACGGCCAACGTACCAGCGATGCCGATAGTGTTTTGGCTGCCGAAGATTTCGATGCAACGCAAGTTGATGTCAATGGCTGGTCCATTTAGCCTGTAAATGTCGTTTGTGCGACTTTCAACCTTAAATAGACAGTTTCCGATTTGAAATAATTCGCCTACTTGCAGCGCGATGTCTGCGGCTTGCCTAGCCGAATCTGTTGCATTGTTGATGTCGTCTACATTTACGCCTGAACTGGCTGGGATTTCAAGATCGCCGCGTGTGAATTTGCGTGTGTTAATTTGGTAAGTAACAAAATCACCGACGTTGCAGGTGACTTCTGTGGGTGTCGTGTATGTGGAACCGTTAAAAGAAATAAGCCCCATGCACGGGCTATAGCCTGCGCCAACGCCCGGCATACCACCATCTTTGCCGTCTGCTTTTGGTCCTGCAATCTTTTTGCGTTCTGCCCTAATCCGCTCGCCGCTATCGACGCTTTCCTTCGGGCGGCTAATAATGCGCCAGTTCAAACGGTAAGCTGTACCGTTTTTTATTGGATTAAACAGACCGAATGTTGTGGCATTGGTGGGCTGATAGGTCTGACAAAACCCTGGACGATCAGGGCCGAATAATGTTGGGCAGACAAAAATATCGTCCCCAGTCCACGGGTCGCCAGAAGATTGCGAGCCGCGTGATCCGTATAAAAAGTTGTTGGCTGTAATGCGGCCTGAAAGATTACCGTCGCTTGTTGTACCAGGGCGGTAGTAGAAAGCAAAACGGCTTGAATCTTGAAGCGCTAGGCCGTTGTTGCCGATGTAGATGCCAGCCAGCTCAGGGCGTTTGGCACCGGAACCAATGGTTTCACCGAGAATAAATACCAAGCGAACTGCTTGGTGACTGCCGTAGCTAAGCGTGCGTGACCACACCAGTTGGGGCTGGGTCATGATGCCGCCAGTCGCGCCAAATGACTGGACTTGATAATCACCAAACAGGATGGGGATCCGGGCGCCGTACTCCGCGATCTCCTGTACGCCATCAAAGCCGTAGGTAGCGTTGAAGCGCTGTTGGCCACGTTGGCTGCCAAGGCGGCGCTGCTTGACTGGATCAGCCTGTTCGGGAGCACGTGGCTTGGGCGTCAGAAGGTAAGCGACGCCTTGAAATACGAGGCCAACAGCAAGACTAATAAGGACCGGAACAACAGGGCCGTTGTTGATTTCTGGAATAAGCGCGTATTCTGCCGGGCGTTCGCGGCTGCGCTTCAGCGCTTCTGCTGTAAAAAACCGGTATTCGTCTTCTGTGCAGCCTAAAAACTCAATCAGTTGGTACTCGAACGGAAGCAGGGGGATCCGCTGAAGTTGGAGATTGGTGTCCACTGCACGCAACTCCCCACGCCCTCCAGAAACAGAATCCCGTTGCTCCATACGACTCCAAAAGCTCGGTGCTCTGCTGGAAGTAAAAGCACGTCACCATCATACGAAGGCTGTGCAACACGGCTGCCCCACGTCAGTAACCACCTAGCAATCTGACGTTGACTAGCCTCATACATCTTGGACGTGATTGCTGGGTACTCGATACCAAGTCGGTCAAGCACCGTTGTCACCAAGTGGATGCAGTCGATATGGCCGTCGCTGCCGTCGCTGCCGAGTTTGTACGGCAGTCCCAGCAGATCAAAACACGATGTTGCCACTGATCGGGATGCTGCCTACAAGTTTTTGCTGGATCGTCCGGTTTGGGATATCGCCGCCCACAGCATCCAAAATACTGTTTAACACGAGTGCGACGGCTTCTTGATTCCAGTTGCCGGCAGCCACCTGTCCCGTGTAGTTGTGCAGCGTGGTTTGAGAGGACGCCGAGTTTGCTGGATCGTTGATGATGCGGACGGAGATCGTGGCGATCCAAGCGTCACGGATGGCTTCATCTGCCCATGATCGGGCGATTTCGTTATTGGGAAACGTCAGCGTGGCGTCTATGTTGTCGCCGGAACGATTGACAGTGATGCCGCTGAAGCCGAAGGGCAAAAACGAAAAACCGCTCACGGTCTCGCCGATCCAGAAATTCTGAAATTGCAGCGTGGAGCCGCTCGGGCGTTTAAACGTCAGGTAGTGGCCGAGTGCGATGTTCATCAGACGCCTACCTTCCGGCGGGTGGAGCTACTCATTTGTAAACGGCGAAGTGCGCGAGTTTCGCCTTGCTGAGCACCTTGCTGTGCCGCTTGTGCCATGCCACGCTGGAACTGTTCGGCGGTCACGTAGTCCACGTTGTTGATGCGCTCGATGCTGTAGCGCACGTCAATGGCGCCACCGCCAGCACCACCGCCATAACTACCGCCGGATTCACCGTTGCCTGGAATAACGGCAGCACCACGTGCGCCGCCGGCATAGCGTCCCATTGCAGCACGCATCTTGCTGGCTGGGATGACGTATTCCGGTTCGCCGCCTTCGCCGATTAGTGCATTGGTTGGACCGGTTACAAAGCCGCCTTGGGCAAATGTAAAGTTCGGTGCAAAATTGCCTGCGACATCTGCTCCTCCCAAAGGATTTAATGCGCCTGGAAGTTTTACCGGCCCTTCCCCACTAAACAGACTGCCGGAACTTCCGCCAAATAACCCAAGTAATTGTTTAAACACAAGCATTGCAGTCATTTGAGCAATAATCTGTGTGGCCATACTAATAAATGCGTCTGCAATACCTTTGAACAGATTTACAAGGGCTTGTTGTGTCGTTTGAGTGCCCGTGATTATTCCTTGGAAAGCTTGTCCAAATGCGGATCCAATAGCTTGTGCGCCTTCCACAGCCATATTTATGGGGTTACTAAGTTCCTCAAGGCGTTGTTTCATTTCGTCGTACTTTTGCGTAACTTGATTATTGGGATCAAGATCTAATCCTCCTGTAAAGCCCAGCATACCTATAGGCCCTTCTCCGGCTGCCGCACGTCCCAAGCGCCGTTGAGTTTGCTGATTAAGTATCCCAGACGCATTTAATTGATCGTACAATTCAGCCGTCTGTTGCTTTTGTATTTCTAATAGATCTTTTTCTTGATTAATTTGATCTGCTAAAGCATTTAAGTATTGAGTCTGTACGACGGCTTCGCGTTCTTCCTCGCTTAACGCTTTTGTTAACAAATCTGTAAATGTGTACATACGTTCTATACGTGATTTACTGTACTCAGCTTGTAACTTACTTTCCGCTGTATTAGACGTAAGGACGTCTATTTCTGCTTCTGCAAGCACAAAATTGCGCTGGGCATCACTTAGTTGCTGCCGGCGTAAAGCGGCCATGCGCTCCATCTCTTTGCGCTGGCGTTCCAGTTCTCTTGCGGCCTTTTCTGCGGCTCGGGCTTCTTCGTCCGCCAAGCGAGCTTGTTCCCGCTGAACTTCTGCTGTAATTTGCCGTTTGGCGGTTACTTCAATAAGCTCCCTTTTATTTTTAAATACAAGCTCATTTTGTTTAATCAAACCGTCAACTACTTCCTGTGTAGCTTTGACGTTTTCACTGCGTATTTTAATCCTCGCATCGGCTTCATCTTGATACAATTGGTTTAATTGTCTCTGTTTTTCTATGCGGATGTTGGTAAGCTTATCTTCGCTGGTAAGGCCGGGTGTAAGAGCTTGAGCAGCAGCTAGATCAATGGATGTACGTACTACGGTCTGATTTAAATTGTTACGAAATTCTGCCGCTGTTGCAACAGCTTCGCTTAAACCAGAATTCAATTGTGCTATACCTTGGTTAATAAAATCCAGCGCGTCTTTGCCTCCAATTAACTGAATAGCAAATTCAGCTGCTGTTTTTATGCCTTTACCGAGAAGACTGAATATCTGATTTACACCTCTAAAAATTAAACTTACTGCTTCAAGTATGCCGGCTATCGCTACAGCAAGGGGCGAAGCAATTATACCTACAGTAGTTCCGATAGCATTGGTCGTTTTACGCCACGAATCGCTTAAAATATTTACGCTATTTGCGACATCTTCCGTTACACCGGGTAAGGTTCCCGTCTCGCGTGCTACTTCTTGACTAAGAATTTTTTGTGTTGTTACAGCATCCCCAACTTGAAGTAAAAGATCTAGTTGAGATTGAATTTCTTTTGTAAACCTTACTCCAGATTCTACTAGCGATGAAAAGTCTAGTTCCTTAATAGCCGTACCAATGTCGCGGATCTTGAGGAGCGCCTGGTCAAGAACCTGGCCAATAGCGCCGCCTAAAATTTGACCCCCAAAACCACTGCCTACAAACGACCCGGCGATAGAACCAAGAATTGATCCCGCGCCACCGCCGAACAGTAACGGGAAGCCCGCGCCGAGGGCTAGGTTTTCCCCGAATTTTCCGACGCTGCGCTGCATACCCCGGAAACCGGGGCTAAGCATGGGACCTGCAGTTGGAAAACCTCCTTCAGGGGCCTGCGCACTTAAACCCCGCATCTGTTTCGCTATTCGCTGTTGACGAATAAACTCTGCAGTTTGAGCACGCGCAGCTCGCGCAGCTGCTTCAGTGCGAGCTGTAAACTCTTGTTGTCTGTCAGCTAGCTTTTTAATCTGGGTAGCGCTTTCGGCGGCAGCCGCAGCTTGTTGGTCTAAAGATTGTTGAACACGAGCAGCTTTTGCATCAAGTCTTGAATTAACAAGCTGACGTTCAGCTTCAAATTGATCTTGTAAAACGGCGTTAAGTTCTGCACGTCCTCTACGTTCCGTAAGAATCTGCTCTGTACGACCTCTTAATTGTGAAGCTAAGGCGATCGGCGAAGCTTGACCTGGACCAATAGGCTCCGTAAAAGCAGTGGCGCCAGCGAGAAACTTTTCTTTTTTGCGCTCGGCCTGTAACGCCACAGAAGCCGCTTTTTGATCCAGCATTGCGTTTGCTTCCAAACGCCTTTTTTCCTCAAGCGCTGCTAAGGCTTGCTCCAGCTCTTTTGCGCCTTTTCGTTCGGCGAGAATTTGCTCTGTTCTGCCGCGTAGTTGTGACGCTAAGGCTACAGGAGAGGCTTGACCAGGGCCGATAGGGCCTGCATACTGCGTAGTTTCCCGTACACCAGACGCTGCAAGTCTTGCTTTTCGTTCTTGTTCTGTTATTTGTTTGAGTAACTCAGCACGCTCGCGTAAACCTGCATTTAAACTAGCTGTAGCTGTAATGTACTTTTTAGCCGCAATAGTCGCTTCGTCTGTACCTAATGCTGCATCGTTAAAAGCGGCTGCCGCTTTCCCCACCACATCACGTAAATTATTGATATTGCGTACAACACCTCCATCACCTATGTTTTCGAGATAATTGTTTAATTGGTTTACAAGTTTAGATGTCGCAGATACTTCATTTTGGAGGCGCTTAAGTTCTTGGGCGCCGCGTACTGCAATTTCAATATCGGCTCTGTAGGCCACGGCTCCACGTCACACTCTGGTACTTCAGTTTACGGTGTAAAAAAGCCGCCGGGCTAGCGGCGGCGTTTGGCCTTTTCTATTTCCTTCTGCTGGTCTTCGTTCAGGATCTGGAAATAGGCACTCCAGCCGAGTAATTCCTCGGCGGTCATGGTTGTCCGGACTTCGGTAAGGGTTAGGCCCAGTTCCTTGGCGACGCCAAACTGGAGCATGAGCCAGTTGTCCTTGCGGAGTTCGGCGCTCAGGATTTTGGGTCGATGGGCTCGGCGTCGTCGGTCAGAATCGCCAGCATTAGGGCCTGTAGGTCCTTGTCCTTCACCTCGTTTTTCAGCACGTCCACTTCGCCGACGCTGAACAGTTTGGAGCCGGATTCGTCAAGGGCCTTGGCGATCAGCAGTTGGAGTGCGAAGGCGTTGGCATCGTCAGACTTGGCCTGTTTTTGGGCGCGTTCGCGCTCGGCCATCGTCAGCGGAGCCACCCACATTTCAAATTTGCTGCCGTCGGACAGCTCAACTACTTTTTTGACCGGCTCCAGGTTGGCGGCCTTGCGGAGACGGTCGATTGCGCGTACAGGAACGGGCATACCAGTGCTTGGGGTATGGGATTAGTGTAGCGGAGTAGAAATGAAAAACCCCGGCTGGGGGCCGGGGCTTGCTGAACTGACTGCGACAGCAGACTATCAGGCGGAGGTGCTGAAGTCGAAGGTCGGGGTGCCAGCAGGGCGGAAGTTGACAGTCACCGATTGGGCGTCGTCTGGGTTGATGTTCAGGCTGGCCGAGGTCAGCACTGCATCGAAAGCGATGGAGCGGCTCAGGCTCTCGCTCAGGGTGCCGCCGCTAAACACGCGGTCGGTGTAGAGCTTGAAGGCGGCGCCGTTTTGTTGGCGCTGGAGCACGTCCTCGATCATGCGGTTGGACAGGGCGGCGTCCTCGTTGGTCATGTAGACCGTCGCGGTGCCGGTGCCATCGCCGAAGCCGCTGATGTAGCTGCGGAAGGGCACGTACTGACCAGGGGTTTGACCGATGGTGGTTACGTCGATCTCAGCGCGGCTGATCTCGAAACTCCAGTCGCGGACTTGGCCGACAACGGCGAAGTCGGCGTAATACACCTCAAATTCGTTGGGGGCAGCCACGGTGCCATCGTCGGTGATGGCCAGGATGGTGCCGCCAGCAGAAGTCGATACGGTGAGCGCACCAGTTGCAGCGGTGTAGCTCAGCACGTAGTAGGTGGTGGCGTCAGAGATGGGCGCAGGCAGGGTGCCGGTGCCGGAGCCGCCCGTCTGGCTGTTCACCACGCGGAATTTAACCGGGTCGCCTGCCTTGAAGTTCAGGTAGGGGGCGACGGTGATTACATCGGTGCCAGTATTGACGCCGGCTTCGCCGAAGGTGCCGGTGGTGCCGGCGGGTTTGTAGTAAAGAGCGCCGGACGTGCCGGACAAAACGGTGGTGGCCATAGGGCGTACCAAGTGGACGTTGTGGGCGGGCACTGCCCGGCTTAATACAGGTTAGCGCCTGTTCTTAAGCATCACCTACGACAAGACTGTTGCGACGTAGGAAGTATCAATCCTTCCTACAAAGTGTGGGGCTTCCTCTGTCGCTGAAAATGTCGGCCCATTGATTTCGCCGACGCGGAAAAATACGCCGCTTGTTGTTTTGGCGGTGTTGTTTAGTGTCTCCAGTGCATTGACTGCTGTGGTGATCAATGCTTGGTTGCGGGCTGGGCCTTTGCCTTTTTCCGTAAAAATGCGGATAACAACAGCGCCACGGGCGTTGTCAACGCTGCTGGTAAGCGTGGGTTCGTTGGTAATACCGAAAGTAACATTGACGCGAAGGTACTCAGTGGTGGTGTTAGGGGGGACTGCTGTGATGTTGTCGAAATACACTGGCACTGGTGGCACCAGTGCGCCAAACGCTGTAAGCAGCGGGTTTTCGACAGCGGCGCGGATTGCTTGGTAGTTCATAAACGGATGCGTCCCAGTTCTTCGTCCATTTCAATCCGTATCCGCCTATCTATAGCACCGCCACGGGCATACGTTGTGTACCAGTCAAGTGGGGCTGTGCTGCGGTTAGGGCCTTCATCATCCCCTATCAAGTCGCCGCGATAGCCGCTAACACGCGTGCCACGATCGTATTCCTTTAGCGGAGTTGTACCAGGGTCAATGAAAATGCCTTCTGCTAAGTCGCGTGCTTCGTCTGCGTAAGATGCGAAATTTGAGATGGTGTACTTAACATCATCAAAGGCAAAACCACGCCCGCTAAGCAGTGGTGCAGGTACACGCCGTGGAACACCAGGACCGCCATCGCCTGCAGTGCGGCGTCCGTCAGTGGTTTCAATTTGCCAAGAGTTTGAAAACTTACCTGACCACACAGGGCCTGCTTCTTGTAGATCTACGACAATTTCTTCTGCGGCGCGAGCTGGCCCTCGACTAAAAGCTGCAACAGCAAGACGATCCAGATTTTGTCCTAAGCGATCCAGTTCATTTAAAAAGCCTCCTTTACGTGCCATTACTGGGGCCTCACGATTAGGGAGTGGTAAACCGGGTTGTCGCCGCGATAAGTGGTGATGGCGATGATCTTTGCTTCGCGGGTTGCCCCGGCTTGTTGGTACTGGATGCGGTCGGCTTCAGTTGGGTAGTAAGTGCCAAGCTCGCCCGCTCCGATGATGACTTTGAGATCGGTTGTTTGGTAAAGACCCTCCGCCTCACGAGGACTTACGCGCGTAATAACGGCTTTGACCGTGACGGTGGTGTCGGAACCAGTGACTGCTCCAGTGGTTGGGTTGTAGGTGCGGGGTGTTGCGGTTTTGATGTACGTGATGTTTTGGCCCCAGTCGGCAAGGACTGAGGTGGGGATTGGGGCGAAGGTGGTGTCGATCAGGCCCATGTCAGCCTCGACGTAGACGGACGGCGTAGTTGGTGGCGCCGCCCATGCAGTAGGCGCCAAGGTAGGTCTGCAGCCAGGGATAGAGGTCAAATACGTTGTTCACCATGCCGGGTGTTGTCGAGCTGGACTTGTATTTGACCTTCAATTCGCCAAGTTCCACTTGGTCGTAGAGGCCGGTTGTGCCGGTGCTGCCGGTGATGGCGTCGGTGTCGTTGGCGAGGGCACGTGCCAGTTCGTAGGTGGCGACTTTGATTTCTGTCGGGATGACGGTGCAGACCAGTTCGATGCCGTCAACCTCGAAGTCTTCGCGGGGCCATTTCAGGGCTTGCGTGGTTGTGCAGCGATCGCCGTAAAAACTAAGCGCGTCGATCCAGCGGGTTGCGCTTATCAAAGCGCGGTTCTTTTGGTCGTCCGTCTTATCGGTCCAGGTGGCGGAATCGGGGACCGTCTCGAAATATGTGTTGGCAGCGGCCAGCGTCACGTAGCTATTGGCTGACGCGCCGGCAACAGTGGCATCAATGACGGCAGCCACAATCAGTACATCCTTTGTTTGAGTCTAGCGCCAGTGCGTGACTTCCTCTGTTTGGGGAGATCGCGCAGCACCATTGAGTGATAAACCTTGGCGCCGAACATTTCCAGTTCGGCCTGCGCTTCTAAGTGTTGGCCGTACTGAACGTCGACAAAGCTGCGACAGTTATCCTGTAGTACGAAGAGACGCACTGTACTCATGCCCGCTCGCAAAGCTGCTGTTGCTGATGACAGCCTAGAAGTAAAGGAAAAATCCGCACCGTCCGCACTGCCCGGTAACACCGTTCGCTCACTGGAACCCGTTGCTGAGGCAATCCGCGAAATGTTCGCCGGCGGCAAAGATGCAGAAACGATCCAGCAGGAGCTGGCCGTTAGTCCTCATGTCTTTCGTGAACTGCTTAGCCACTCCTACAAAATGGTGGGTCGCGCTCCAGAGATTTTTGAGTATCAGGAGCGGATTCGGATTGGTGAGATTGAAGGCTGAGTAGACAAAAGAAAAGGCCCCCGGTTGTGGGGGCCTTTTTAATGTCCTGCTGAAGGATCAGTAGGCAGAGGTGTCGAAGGGGGTGTTGATCAGCAGGCGAGCGACAGGCACTTGCTTGGTGGTGCTGTACACCAGGCTCCAGGAGGCGGTGTCGGCCAGGTTGCCGGTGGTGGCAGCGTTGGTCGGGTTGTCGCCAGCCACGTTCCACTTGGTGCCGGTCACGTGGTAACCGTAGTGGTAGTCGACAGCCAGGATGTCCTGCATGGACAGGATGTTGCGGTCTGCAGCCAGACGCAGGTCCTGTTGGATGCCCTCGGAAACGACGCCGCTCTGGAAGAGGTACACGGGGTACTTCTTGGCGTGGGTCGAGGTTCCGCCGGTCAGTGCAGTCAGCTGGTCGTCGATCACCACGCGGAGACCAGCGAAGGTCGCCACTTCGGTTTGGGTCACACCCACACCGCCGCCGCCCCACACAACGGCGCCACCTGCAGACAGTGCAGAGGTGCTGAAGGTCAGCATCCCCACCTGCTGGAGGTAGTACGCAACGTTGGAGTGCATTGCGATGGAGTCGAGGTTGTCGCCTCGCTCACCCAGAACTGCCTTGGCGGCCACCACGTTGGCGACGTTCAGGAAGTTCGCCTCGGTCATCGAACCGGGCACACCAGCAAACGTTTTGTTGGTCTGGTTGGGACCAAGCACGCCAGCGCCGGAGATGCCACCGAACAGACCCAGCAGTTGGGCTGCCAGGGTGGCGGTCTTCAGCTTGTTGATGGCAGCGGTCAGCTGGTTGCGGACGTGGCTCAAAGGGTCCGCCCCAGAACCCAGCTTGCTCAGGTCGTCTGCGGCGTAGGCGAAGCCACGGTGCAGAATCGTCATGATCTGCTCGTCGGCAGTGACGTTCTGGGCGGTCAGATAACCCAGGCCACCGTTCCAGCTGGAGGTGGAGAGAATCTGGGTTTCGGTGGGGGCGATGGGGTCGAAGAAAGGTACCCGAATGCGGGTGCCGCCAGCGCGGGCATCAAGGGCAGCGTTGCGCTGGATGATGCCGCTTTGGACCCACTTCGACTGCTCGAAGATGCCCTCAGCGGTGTACTGAAGGAACTCAGGACGGGTTACAAGGTTCGAGAGAAAAGTTCCCCCGAAGTTGCTGTTAGAAGCAGACATTGGGTAGCTCCAGTGGAGTCAAGGTTGGGGAGGTTGCCCCACAGGGGCTAGAGGCCGGCCTCAGCTTTCAACAACCTGGCTTTGTCGGGGTCGCTGGCAAGCATCATCATCTGTTGAGTGATGTTCCAGTTGTCCTTAGACCAGGGGTTGGCTTGGCCGGGGAGGGAGGTATTGCGGGCACTACCCGTAACACCCATGCCGGCACGGTTCGTAGCTGCAAAATGATGCTCGTAACCGCTGCCGGGGTTCTTCAAGTTGGCGATGTATTCACCAACTGGAACTTCGACGCCGCCGACAACAGCCACAGGCTGTCCTTCTTTAGCGCGTAGGTTCTCCTGAAGTAAACGATACAGCTGATCAGGTGCCAGTGCACCAGCCTGGGAAAGTTGTGCAATCGCGGCGGATTTCACTTGTTCTTGTGTAAATCCTTGGCGGATTTGTTCCACTTCGGATTCTTTTGCCGCGAGTTGTTGTTTGAGTTCGGCGACTGTTTCCTGTGCTTGTTCCCAGAGAGTTTTGAACTCGCCGGACTCGGCTAGTTTTGCGGTTTTGGCGGATTCTTGCGCCAAACGTAGATCTTCGATCTGTTTTTGGAGGGTTTCGCGGTTTTCGCGGTCTTTGCGGCGTTCGGCGATCAACTCTTGGTTTTTCGCACGAAGCGCTTCGAGTTGGGTGGCCAGATCGAAGCTTTCAGCCACAGGCTGAGGGGCAACAGGCTCCACAGGAGTCACTGGTGCTTGCTGTTCTTCGGGCACAGTTTTGTGTTACATGGACGATACTAGTTTACAACAGAACAATTAGTAGGTTCCATCGTCAAACTCGGCGTTTGCAGATACCGAAACCTCACCGTTTACAACAGTGATGTTTGTACCTGCAGTAACTGTTGCCGGATCGCCTTGATCGCCTTTTGGGATGGTGAAGTTGAGGACAGCTGCTGTGCTGCTTCCACTGTTGGTGACGACGACACTGCTGCCTGCTGAGCCAGTTGTTACGGCGCCGATGGTGATGGTGGCCGCTGTACCTGGATCGCCTTGAGGACCCTGAGCGCCTGTTGGTCCTGTTTCCCCTTGGGGGCCTTGAGGGCCGATATCGCCCTGTACACCCTGCTCGCCTTGGATTCCCTGTTCACCCTGGATACCTTGTGCACCAACCTCGCCCTGAGGGCCGGTCAGACCTTGGATGCCTTGTTCGCCTTGGGGTCCTTGAGGGCCTGTCGCTCCAGTTGGTCCGGCAGGTCCCGTTGCGCCGGTAACGCCTCGTGGGATTGTGAAGTTGAAAATGGCGGCGGATTCTGTGCCGACGTTGGTGACAGTGGCTTCCGTGCCTGCATCGCCTGTTGTGGTGGTGCCAACCGCGATGGTTGCGGCGGTGCCGCTGCCGCCTCCGCCGGATTCGGGTAAAGCGCCTCCGACTGTTAAGCCGGTGATTTGCGTGCGGGTTGCCAGCTCAACGCCTTCGCCCCAGTCGGCGTCTGTCTTGGGGCCGTAGATCGTGAGCGGATCGAGGCTGATGTACCAGTCGCCGTCGGTGCCGACGGTGGCGCGGGGCGGGCCGTCGCCGGAGTGGATCGTGTTAAGCGCGTCGACTCGTTGGGTGAGTCGTACCAGTGCGGTGACTTGGGCGAGCGTTAGTTGCTCGGTTTGGGTGGCCATCAGCGGGACAGCAGTTCAATCAGGCGGTCCACGCGGTCGGGCGTCATCTCGGCATCGTCCTCTGTTTCCTCCTCGGTGTCCTCCTCGGTGTCCTCGCTCGCCTCGATCAGATTCGGGGCTTCCATATCGTTGCGGGCATACTCCGCTTCATCCTCGATATTGATGTTGTCGGGCAGGACTTCGCCGCGACGCAGGATTTCCAGCAGCATGGCGTCGCTGATCTTGCCCATCTGGTTGAGTTGTGCCAGCACAGACACGTCTTGGCCGATCAGGCGGTAGTAGTCGAAGTCGCGGTCGATGGTGATTTCGGGCGGTTCCATGCCGACGTATTGGGCGGCGAAGGCAAAGGCTTGGTTGAGGGCGCTTTCCAGTTCTTGGCTGATGATCGAGAGGACGCTGTTGGACTGGGCTTGGTCGATGCGCTTGGCCTCGGCGGATTCGGCGACAAATTTTTGGCCGAAGAGTTTGGTGACGCCCAGCGTGGACATTTGGGATGCCAGTGATTCCAGTTCGGCCATTTGGGCGTCGAAGCTGGTGGCGTCGGCCTGTACGTAGTACGCCTTGTTGCCTGGCTGCATGGCGATGGCGTAGTTCACGCCCATCGTTGCCGAACCAGTCGTGTCGTCCCAGCCCTCTAAAACAAGGGTGGGCATGGCGGCAATGTGGAGGGCGTGGATAAGGTCGGCTTGGCGTTGGTAGTGCGTGATATTGATGTTGGCGATGTCTAGTAGTGGGGGCTGGGATACCAGCAGACCACGGCGGTTGCTGTAGATCGGGACAAGGGGGATTTCGGTGAGGCTGTAGCCGCCGGTGGCGGTGAATTCCACGAGTTCTTGGCCGAGCGTGTACAGGTCGTAGCGGCCCGGGTAGATGACGCGCATTTCCTCAACTTGTTCTTCGCCGAATTCGTTCAGCGGGCGTACGTCATAGTCGTGGATGCGAACCTGCAGCAGGCGGTTGGTGCCGGATTCTTTGCGCCAGCCCCAGATTTGGGGGGCGTCGACGTGGACGAAGTAGGGGCGGCGGCCCATGGCGCGTTCTTCGGCCAAATTGCGGGCTGCGCTCGCTGCCGGGTAATCCACCAAAATGGCGCTGTGGCCGAAAGTGAGGCTGCTAACCAACGCGCGGCGGGCGTATTCGTTGATGTTTGAGCCCAGTCCGTCGATGTTTTGGGCGAGTTCTAGCCAGTAGGGGTCGCCCTCGATGTGGATGGGCTTGCGGAGGATGGCGCCAGCAGCGGTCTCGATCAGGCGGCTGGTGTAGGGGCTGAGGACGCTGCGGTCGACGCGGGTTTGGTAGGCGTCGTCGTCTTCACGCGGTTCCTGAGGGAGATAAGTCTCGCTCATGTCCCGCAGGTAATTCGTGCCGTTGGTAACGGCAGCCATGACGCTCCAGTCCGGCATCATGCCGATAACTTCGAGGCTGCGGACGAATGGCGATTCGCTGACTACAGCTCCAGTTGGGGGGACGTTGGCGCTGTAGACCACGGCTAGGCTCCTACTTTGTACTTATTTTGGCATCAATCATCGTCGTCTTCCTCGTCGTCGGGGTCGGTGATAGGCACCAGTACTTCGACGCCTTGGGCCAGCATGGTGACAAAACCGCCGAGGATTTCGGGGTTTTGGGGTGATTTGAAGACGAATGTGGCATGGGTGAGACCGTCTTCAGCATCAATTTCGATGTGAATACAGCCTCCATTTACTGTTTGGATCGCCATTAGCCGTGATAAGCAACTGCAATGTGGGGTACTACCGTGGGCGTGCCAGAGCTGATGGAGTCAATGCGCATACGGATCTTGGCGGCAGGTTTGCCGTCGTAGAAATAGACGTATTGGCCGTTGGAGTTGATGGTTTTGCCGTTCTCGATGGTGAACCAGTTGCCGTTGCCGTTGAAGCTGCACTCCAGGGCTAGTTGGAAGTTGGCGCCGCCGGTAACAGTGGCCGCAAAGGTGTAGCTGGAGGACTGCGCGGGGACTTCCATCCAGTCGTTTACGGCTGTCAGGTTGGCGCCGGTGTATTCAACGACGTTAGTGAAGTGATCCTTAGCGGTGATTGCTTTGGCGGCCATGGTTTATCTCCGGGTTATTTGCGACCTTTAGGTCGCTTGGCGGTTTTGGCGGCTGCTTTGAAGGCAGCGGCGGTGGGGGCACCTTTTGTGCCAGGTTTGCGCATTTTTTCGCCGCTGCCGGCTGCAATGCGTTTGCGTTTTGCAGCGATGTTGCTGTAGAGGCCGCGTTTTGCCATTACTTTTTCCTCTTTTTGCGGGCCATGCCGGCCTCGGACATGGCAATAGCAATCGCCTGCTTGCGGTTGGTTACTTTCTTGCCCGAGCTGGACTTCAGTGCGCCAGATTTGTATTCGGACATGACTTTTTCCACCTTCTTCTGGCCTTTAGTGGGCTTTTTAGCCATATCTGCAGGGCAAGTAAACACAGCTTACGGGGGTTGACGGATTTATGCCGTTCTTGTACCCTAAGGCATCTACCTAGCGCATCCAATGGACCGGATAACAGTCGGTGAGCATGAGTATTACTGGGACGGGCGGTACTACGCGAGGCACAAAGGACTTGTTGCGCCACGAAGGCTTCATGTAGATGTGTGGGAAGCCCATAACGGCCCCGTCCCAGCTGGCCACCACGTGCATCACATCGACCAAAACCGGCGAAATAATGAAATCGACAACTTACAGCTTGTAGATGGAAAGGAGCACGTACGCGCGCACAGTTCCACGGAAAAAGCAAAAGAACATATGCGTACTATTCAACAATTAGGTAAAGAGGCAGCAAAAGCTTGGCATAAATCGGAAGAGGGCAGTAAATGGCATAAAGAGCATTTTGACGCGCTTATGGCAAGCAAGGGCATCCTTCAGTGCACGGAGTGCTTCAGCGAGTTTAAGCCTACTAATTTTAGGCAAAAATTTTGCTGCAAACGGTGCAATAACAGGGCCAAAATGCGTGCGTGGCGTGCTAGACAAAAAGAGGTAAATGCTACCAAACTCTATAGTTAGTTTTTCCGATGTTTTCACCTTTTGCAAGGTTAAATACCTGCAAACACATATAGCCCAGAGCGTCAAAACTATGATCTACACCTAAATTTTTGTTGGGTAGTTGTGAATTGGGTGCGTATGTGAGTGTGCGTAGAGACTTAATTAACTCTTTGCATTTTGGATTTATAAATAACCGGCGGCGTCCAGACGCATCTAGCAGCGCTGTGTTGACAGCCGTGATTTTGTCACGAATGGCCCAGGGAGATCGGGGGCTGGAGACCGTAAAACCGGATTTGCGGAGGATGTTGTGGTCGGTTGCGCCAACGCCTGAGGTCTTCCTGGCGCCTCCTGTAGGGTCCGGGCAGGCGATCACGCGGCGCTCTACGCCAAAGCGGTTCTGGACCTCCTCGCAGAGGTCCCAGGTGGTCGCTCCACCAGTCAGTACGATCTCGTCAAATACCCACAAGTCTTCGCCTTTTTTGACGGCGCAGACAGCCGTCATCGGACTCACATTGAAGTCCACTCCAAGCAAGAGGGGTAAAACGGGTAGATCTTGGACTTGTTTGTCGATGTTGTCGTCGCCGAATGAGACTGCAACGAGACCGCTGAGATTCTCGAAGCTGGCCTCAAACTCTTGGCGGAAGGTGCGCGGGTCGAGTTGGGCGCGAGCAGCTTCGATTTCTTCCGGTGGGACGTTATCGCCGTCGATTGTTGTGAATTGCCAGCGGCTCCAGTCCTTGTCGCCGCTATCCGCGTATTGCCAGAGTTCGTAGAACCAACTGGCGGTGCCATCCGGGGTGGAGATGAATAATGCCCAGCCTTGTTTGTCGGCGAGGGCGGGGCGAATGACCTCGAACCAGACTTCCGCGTCCATAAACGCGGCTTCGTCGAGCACCACGCCAGCCAAACTGCGGCCTCGCAGGGCCATGGCGTTTTCAGTGCCCTTCAGTTCGATGGTTGAGCCGTTCACCAGCTCGATCTTGAGGTCCGTTTCGTTCTTTGATTTGATCCAAGCTTTCGGGACAAGGCGTTTTAGGACTTTCCAGGCAATGTCTTTCGCCATCCGGTATGTAGGGGCGGCATAGAAAAAGGTTTCGCCCGGCCTTTCGATCGCCCCACGCAATAACTCGATACATGACAGGTAACTTTTGCCGAATCGCCGGCCAGCTACCAATACTCTGAAGCGTTTTCGACTGGAAAATACCTCACCTTGGGCGTAGCGAAGGGTGAGTGCTCCAGCAGAATCGGGCATTTTTTGGGGTATGGGTACCTTCTAGGGTATTACAGGAATCGAACCCCTGCCCCGGTGTAGTACAGAAGAAGAAATTGAGGATATGTCAGTAGGTTCCCTGGGTGCCGCCCAGCCCCAGGCAGCGCCGAACCCTACCCCCTAGTGCAGTTGTACTAGGCCGCCAGCAGGCGTCGCACTGTGGTGCGACTGCAGCCGAGGCGGTCGGCGATCGCCTGCTGTGTCAGGCCAGCACGGCGCCAGCGCCTGGCACGCTGCTGGCGGGACTCACTAGCCCAGAGCAGGATCAGCAGGGGGAGCAGGATCAGCGCCAGCAGGATTGCGGCGGCAGTAGTGGCGGTTGCCATGGTGAGGCTACGTGGTGAGGTAGGGATGCAGTCAGGCTGCGCGGGAAGCGAGGGTCTGTAGAGCCAATTCGGCGAGGGTCAGCTCGCGGTAGCGAGGCATTTCCCAGTGGCTCCAATGGCCCTGGAGTCCTTCGGTGTTGCGGCGCTGGCGAGCGCAGCGAGCGATGTTTAGCCAGTCGGCGCGGGTCATGGTGTTCGGTGGGTGTCCGTTACTGTGTGAGTCTAGTCGATTGGTGAGCCGATTGCGAGCGATCCGGACGGATCTGTACCGGATCGCCGATTGGCACAAGCCGCTAGCGACCAAGCACCAACAGCCGGCACTCGGCGGCGGAGCGACCGGCAGACTCGCAGCGCGCCAGCTGGTTTGCATTGTCGGCGCCCATAGCGAGCACACCGCAGGCGGTGAGCAGAGCGGCCAAGGTCAGGAAGCGGTTGGTCATTGGGAAGCGTGGTGGGCTTGCCTCCCATTGTTGCACACTATCGGCGGTTTGCCTAGCCCTGGCGCTTGTCTTCAACGGTGATATTCAGCGTGGGTGCAGCGGCTGCCTGTTGCTCTGGCGCAGCCTCTCCAATCACTGCGCCCATATCCTTCAGCAGCATCGCCACAGTCTGCAGCTGGCCCTTCCTGAGAGCTTTCTGAACCGTAGCTAGGCGCAAAGCCTGTATTTGGTTAAGTAGATTCTCACGAGTCTCGATTTGCTCCGTTTTAAGAATCTGCATCGCAGCTGAATAATCCCTTCCAGCTGTAACCTCAGATACTCCAAAGCGATCCATCACCTTCTGCAGTACCTGGCGACGGGTTCCGCCCTCCAGCATCGCTGCATAGGCGAAGTTCATCCGTTCATCCATCCGCACCGATGAACCCTTACCGCCACGCCACCGTTTAGTGGGATCGTTCGCCACCGTGAGCGGTTCATTCTTTACATCTTGTGCCTCAGAATCGGCCACGATAGGATCACAAACCCATTGGCCCCATGCTAACCTCTAACGCCAACAAAAAAGCACCGCTGAAGCGGTGCGGACTGAGCGAAGCGAAGGCCGCTCAGTAGGACGGCAAGACAAAAGCAACGGTACAACTGCCAACGGGCCTCAACTCGAAACCCTCGCCATAATCGAACCGCCGGCACCGCTGGCCAGTTAGCCCAAGGGCAGCCTTAGCGGCGGTGATGATTCGCCGGTCAGACGCGCTGGAGGGTAGCTCAAAGCTCTCACGGCGCACCCAGCTGTAATTTGCCTCGCCGCCGAACGTATCGGTCAGTTCTACATTCCAAAGCATCGCTCAAACCTCCTCGAATTCGGCTTTGTCGCTGAGCAGACCGGGATCGTGCGCAGCATTCCAAGCGCGGCAAGCCTCGCGGGCCTCCTCCTCGCTCCAAACGTAGGCAATGTGGTGACGGGGACCCACGCCAGGTTCGCGGCCATCAGGCCAGCTGGGGTTTGCACGCCACCAAGTGCGGTGAAAAACTCGAAACTTAGTCATGGTGTGAGCCTTAGGGTGAGGGGTCTCGTGTGTGAGTGTAGAACCGGATCCGGCCCGGCGTCAAGCCAAGGCCGCCAGGATGCCTGATTGTTCAGCCCGAATCGCGCAATCAGCCCGGCTGGCCCAATGGTTCTCAACAATCAGCGGATCCTGCCCAATAGTGTGGGGCGCCATCTCCGCTAAATAAGCCTCGCGGGTTGGGTACTGCCGATAAAAGGCAGCGCAGCGCAGTATCTCACGGGCAGCGGTTCCAGCGTCAATAGGTGCTATGTCGTGGATGGTGCTAGTGATGGTGGCGTAAGCAGCCTGAAAACTACCGATAGCCTCACGACCTAGCGGTTCAGGCGCCAGCCATACAGTCTCCGTCTTGACGTAGTTTCCGTAGCCGTCCCGGCAAGGAACGCCGATAGGATGCGCGGCATGATGCTGGCCGATAACGCGCCAGCCGTTACGTTCCAGTCTCCAGCGGGCTGCATCGTGAGAGGGAAGGGAAGCGGTTTGCATTGTGAGCCTTGGTAGGGTTTGCTCAGTCGATACTGTACAACATCAGGCGTAGGGTTCCAGTCCTAACCAAGTGCGGACCCGATTGATCCTGGCGTAGGTTGCAGCGGTTCCGTAGCGTTTCCAGTAGGCAGCCTGATCGGTGCCAAGGCTGCTGAAACGCGGTGCTGCCCAGTGGAAAAGTGCTAGGGCTTGTTGCCGTTCCAGTCCGCGCAGCTGTGTGGTGGCTTGTTTCCAGTCGTAACCCAAGAAACGCTCTGGGCGTAGGCGGGGGGCTTGATAGGCCATAGGTGAGCCTTGGTTAACTTCCCCACAATACTACATCAGCCCCAGCCGGCAAGGGTTGACCCTTGCGCTAATGTCGCAGGGTACGGCACACCAAGCCTATGTTCACCAGTCAACGAGACCGTAAAGACGCCAGGGAAGCTGAGCGCGAACAGCTGCGACTTGAGAAGCGCCACCTACGCGACCTGCGATGGGCGGTAGAACGTTCCAGCATCGAGGCTTCGGATTGGGCGGATTTGCTGGCGCTCCAATCCGCCCACGGTAAAGAGGGTCCCTTGCAACTCTGGCGCGAGCTTGTGCCGTACTGGCGGAACTGCCAGCGCCTTAATGGTGGCGCCGACATCCCTGCAGAACTTTTTCCACAAGCTACGGGTATTTTTTCGCGCACATCGGAACCACCTAAGGCCCCAGTCACCAGGACTAAGGCAACACCGGGAGCCCCACGCAAGACGCGTAGCGATGCGGGCAAGCGCCAACCCTCTCGCAAGGGAGCAGCATGAAGCGGCTTACCCTTTTGTGGTTGCTGGCGGCCATCCATGCGCCAGCTGATGCCAGGCAAGTTACGGCAACCGTCTACCACCCTTGGTATGACGGACGCCAAACAGCTTGTGGGCAGATGTACCAACACTGGGGAATCAGCGCGGCGCATCCCTTTCTGCCGTGCGGGACTCGCCTACGGATCCAACACCAGGGGAGAGTACTGACCGTGCCAATCACCGATAGGTGTGAGTGCGGATCCGTTGATCTTTCTGCCGGGGCTGCCTACAGGTTGGGAGTTCCAATCAACGGAACCGCTACCGTCACGATCCACTAGCGCTCCAATCCGGCTCCCACCACGGGAGCCCTTCCTTTTGCCTTGGCTTGAGAATGATTATCAGTACCATTCTCAGTAAGACTCGTGAGACGCGCCACGAGACAGCCGGAGGGCTGAGCACCAGCAAACCTCCCACCATGGGAGGATGTATTAACAGAATCGCCAATAAATACCAAGTATTGGGATTATGAATGGCGTTCCAGTCATGAATGGCTTTTCGTCGAGGCCGTTAGGCCGAGACATGAATGGCGTTTTGTAGTGCGTCAAAGTATGAATGGCAACGCTCCAGAAAAGATTGTTCAGCGTCGTCTAGTTCTGCCCTAGTCATCGTGTGAATGTTGGGGGTGCCGCAGCGGCGTGCCAGGACGATGGCTGCTCCAGTCGGTTTGAGGCCGGTGAGGTGGGTGAGGCCCAGTGAGTAGGCGCCACATTGGTCAATGTATGAATGGCCGGGCGGGAGGCGCTCCAGTCCGTCTTCGGCGGTCTTGGTTTTGCGGCCCACGCTGGTTTTCCAGTCCGCCAGCACCAGCTCGTTATTCTTCAGCCCCACCAAGGCGTCACAGGTGCCGGCGAAGCCTGCTGGGTGGTGAATGGAAAATTCGGAGGCGAAAATTTCGGTGACGTTTTCGGCGATCCAGTCGGATAGACCTCGGGCGTAGCCGGATGCGCTCCAGCCAACCCTGGGGACATTGGGGCGGACCCGCTTCAATGCCCATTGTGTGATCGGGGCGGGAATACGCGCCAAGCCCTGTTCGTCCCAGCGGATGGAGTTGCGCTTGTTTGCAGTGG